ATGAAATAAATACTCTCGTTACTACACACCCTGAGCTTAAGGACGATAGCGATGCAATATCAGAGGTGTTAGATATTGCCGTAGACCGCAACATAGCGGACTTAGAAGACGCTTATCTACTTGCACAAGCTAGAGCTAGTGAGGAATCTGCAATTACGAAAGCTATGCAGAAATTGAAAGAGGCTGATGAGCTAAAAGCAATACCCGAAGTGGACAGCAATAAGAAAGGCGACCACAGTCCAACTGTGGAAAAGTCTACTGATTTTGACCATGCAAGGAATGTTGCATTAAAAGATTATCAGCTATTTAAATAAATAAACTACGGGGGAAAGACATATGTCTTTAAACTATGATAATTTATCTGCCCTAACAAAGAATCAATATATTCCTTTGTTGGTAGATAATATTTTCGAAAGTAACGTTTTAACCCACCGTCTTTTAAGAAAGTCAAAAGCTAGTGCAAGCGGTAACAAGGTTTTACAACCTGTTGAATACGCTAAGAACGCAAGCTCAGGTTTCTATTCAGGTTACGATGTCATGGACACCGCTCCTACAGAAACTTTTACTGACGCAGAGTACGAATGGAAGCAAATGTATGCTACTATTTCAATTTCAGGTCGGGAAGAAGCACTAAATGATGGTGCTGAAAGAGTTATTGACTTGCTTGAGGCAAAGGTTAAAAATGCCGAAAAATCTATGAAAGATAGCTTTGGCACAACACTATATGGCACGCAAGATGGAACTGGAAACGATTTTGTTGGATTACAACATATTATTGCTACTGGTCGTACTCTTGGTGGTATTAACACTTCAAGTGATTATTCTTGGTGGAATGCTGGTGTTGTAAAAGCACTTTCAAGTAACAATACTTACGCAAACGTAACTGACAGTTCAAATACGAACTACATTCAGAAGCTATTGCGTGAGACTGTTAGTTCGCTAACCATTGACGGACAACGTCCAACAATGATTGTTACAACTCCAGTTGTATTAGATGCCTATGAAGAGACTTTGGTCGCTCAGAAGCGTTTTGGTGCGACTGCTGGTTCACCTGCTGATGCTGGATTTAGAAATATTACTTTCCGTGATATTCCAATATTCGCAGATGACCACTGTCCTGCTGGTATGATGTTCTTCTTAAATGAGAACTTCTTGCAGTTTAGACACCACAGAAAGAGAAACTTCACATTTGAACCCTTTATGAAGCCGATTAACCAAGACGCTAGGGTTGCGAAGATTCTATGGCTAGGAGCATTAACCTGTTCTGCTCCTCGCTACATGGGTAAGATAACAGGTCTACCAAGTTCATATTAATAGGAGTTAATTATGGCAACCGCACAATCAGCTACCGATAAAAAAACTGTCGGAATGGTAACTGAAAAAGACGCTGGTGGTTTTGTTTACACTGCTATTGGTGGAGTAAGATTTTACTCTGGACAAGGTGTACCTAATCACACTACAGTAAAAGGCTCAATTTATGTTGATACCGCTTCAGGTAAAATGTATATAGCCACAGCCGTAAGTACATGGGCTGTTGTAGGGTCTCAATCGTAAAACCGTAAGTGTGGGGTGTTTAAACGCACCCCACTTTACATAATTAGGGGAAAAAATGACTGGAACAGAAATAGTAGATATGTTAGGACTTCGACTTGAAGACCCTTCCGAATCTAACTTCACCAGTGCAACAAAAATTAAAGCATTAAACATAGCACAACGTACTGTTGTTAACTTAATTGATAATGCATACTTAACTGAATTGCAAGTTATTGATGCTCACACCGCACTTCATGCAACTAACGGTTACACTGACAATAACCTAATAAATGGAAAAGTTCTTTTTGTAGGGACTGGGTCAGGTAAAGCTGATATTGACCCAATAAGAGGTGGTGTAATCGCTATTGAAGTATTTAAAAGGTCAGGAAGTGCAGGGAGTTTTACAGAATCTAGTTTAGGATTTGCAAATATGATAGAACCTCAAGATGCAAAAAGATTGGAAAATTCTTATTTAGCTGGTTCAGATTCAAATCCTATAGCATACGTTTTTCAAGAAGCTATCTACGTAGAACCTTTTAAAGGCGATTCGTCTATTGATGGGGCTGTAGATGTTTGGTATATTAAGAATCCAACCGCTATTGATGACAATTCTACTGAATGCGAATTGAATGTAGCTCTACATGAAACTGTAATAGACTTTGCTGAATCACAGCTTTGGAAAATGGACAATAAGCCTGATAGAGCAAATAACGCTTATACAAGTGCAATTAATCAAATCAAAGCACTCAACGATAGATATCAAGTAGAAAAACCCAAAGGAATTGGCACGCAGGGTAGAGCATAATGCTTTGGTCACAGATTGTAGACCGAGCTAGTGTTCCTTTTGAGCCTAGCGATGAGATAAAACAAAAAGCCAAAAAATATGGCGAAGAGGCACAGCAAGATTTTGCGTTCCATACTAAGTCGTATGAACGTACACGAGGTATTTATATAGACAGTGGCGATAGAGAAATCGAGCTACCTGAAGATTTTATTGAAATGTCTTCGTACATTGAGTTTCGCAATCGCATACTAAAACCTTATCCTGAGCACAGAATGTTCCCTAAAAGAAATTCTGACGGAACATTTCGAACTGGCACACCTGAAAATTATGAAATTAAAGGCAATAATATATGTTTGTATCCTTCCCCAACAACTGTAGGTGTTCTTTACTTTCAATATGTAGCTACTGTAAATAATTTAGAAGACAGTGCAACTGCATATAAAAAATTAAATTATACAAATTTAAAATCAGGTTACTGGCAGGTTGGTAAAGAAGTTCAAGGCATGACTTCTAACGCTAAAGGAACTATTTCGGAAGACATAAACGACAACAAGACAGGAACTTTAGTATTGACAGATATATCAGGTACGTTTCAAACAAACGAGCAAATAGTTCAGCTTGACGAAGAACAAGCCATGAATCTTATAGAGCAATCATCTTTTAATAACTTGCTAACTAATTGGGACACACTAGGTTTAGGTGCACGTGCAACTACTGCTGGATTAGCATATAGCTTTGCCAAGGCTGGTGATAGCCCAGCAATATTACAGGCTTATCATCCTATGCTAATAGACTATATAAAGGCAATGTTGTTTGAAGATGAAGGCAGGTATGACGTATCTGACAGGCATATGTCTAGATATATGTCTAACAGAAATTTAGTAAAAGGTCAGTTTAATAGCCGTCAGCAATATGGTGCTGGACAAGTACAAGATGTTCTATGATAATAGAGATACCAATATTCGATGGAGGTTTAGCTACTAACGTCGACGCTGAAGATATTCCTATCAACGCAAGTTCAGATACGGAAAACTTTGACATAGATGTTTTAGGTAAGATAACAAAAAGAAAAGGTCTTGAATCTAAAGGCACGTTAAACGGCACACATCTTACTCAATTATTTTATTGGGTAGACAGCAATCTTACTGGAGGAGCTAATTGGATTGGTTTCGAAGACCAAAGCAATCAAATAGTAAGATTTAACAAAGATTTTTCTAACAAAACCGTACTTCATACATTTTCCTCTAATCCTCCAAACGACATAAAAATTATTCCTATGGCAAATAGTTTACGATTTGCTAATGGTCACGATAATGACGTTGGATTTTTACAATGGATTAATAGAAGTTTCTTTTTTAGTGCTTATACACATAACGCATTAAAATACGACTCAGCCTCTCCATCATATCCTACAACATGGAGTTTAGAATTTGAAGCAATAGAGTCAGGTGATTTAGCTACTGGAACATATTATTATAAAGTAACACCTGTATTTGATGGTAATCAGGAGGCACAATTAGAAGACCAATTTATTAAAAAAGCAGTTACTGGTAACGACGACGCTATTAAATTTTCTTTAAAAGTTGATACAGATGATTATAACCCTAGAATTACAGGGGCTAATGTATATAGGCATTTTAGTGCAGATGATACGCTCGTCCCTGTTTATCGATTAGTCAAATCTATCAATCTTGCAACAAAATCCAATTCAACAGATAAGGAATCAGGTAATTCTACATCGAGAATAGGAAATTTTGTGTATTTTCCAAGTGGAGGTATAACAAGTGCTGTAGCTACAGCTTTTGCTTGGGCTGATAGTGAATCAAATCCTCAAGTTAGCATTACTATAGGTGGNGTTGAAACGGTTATTAAAACAAGTTCTTCAACAGATTCAAATTTTTTCACAGATACTATAATATACTTAGGTCAAAATATTGGAGCTGGTCACACAGGATGGGACGCAACTTTATCTTTAAATGCTTCACGGCAAGGTAGCGGAGGTGAAGAAACAAATAATTTTTCTTTAACACCAAAAGGATATTACGGTAGAAATGTTGTATATGATACAAGAACAACTAATAATTGGAATTTTGGTATAGGGGAAAAAAATGGTTGGGTTCAAAAAATAGGTTCACAATTTTTAACAGTAACAAATAGTTTAGGCAGAGCAAT